CAATCCAATTATTAACCAAGTTGGTAAGGGTACTATATTGTTCGGTGATAAGACTGCTACGACAAAACCAAGTGCATTTGACCGTATCAACGTTCGTAGATTGTTCTTGATCTTGGAAAAATCCATTGCGAATTCTGCTAAGTATCAATTGTTTGAATTGAACGACGCAATTACTCGTCTCCAATTTGTTGCTTCAGTTGAACCTTTCCTACGTGATGTAAAAGGTCGGCGCGGCATTCAAGACTTTAAGGTTATTTGTGATGAAACAAATAACACCCCACAAGTTATTGCTACTAATAATTTTGTTGGAACTATTTTGATCCGCCCTAACTATTCGATAAACTTTGTCACATTGAACTTTACAGCGGTTGGTCCAAATGTCACATTCGATATTGCCGCCGGCACTTGATGAATTTCAAATTAATAGATAATGAATTCTCGGAATTCCTACTTTAAACCCAGGGTTTTCTAATGAAGAAAACCGAGAATAAATAAATAAACACAAGGAGAATAGATCTTGGCTAGAATAGATGACTTTCGTGCATTCTTAACACAGGGTGGTGCACGCCCAACACAGTTCAGAGTTAATCTGGCTTTCCCCCAGAATCTTGGTGGTGCAAATGGTGCGGCTGCTTCTGCTGTATTCATGTGTACGGCAACCTCTCTGCCAGCATCAACAATTCAAACAATCGAAGTTCCATATCGTGGAAGAACGGTTAAATTGGCAGGTGAACGCCAATTTCAGAATTGGCAAGTCCGAGTGCTTAATGATTCTAACTTTTTAATCCGCAAAGCTCTAGAAGTTTGGTCTGCTGGTATTTTGGAACATAGTTCTACATCCGGAGCTGTTGTACCACTTTCATACGTAGTACCTATGGAGGTTGTGCAGTTAGACCGTAATGATATGGAACTTAGAAAATATAAATTTCATAACTGCTTTCCAACTAATATTTCCGAAATTTCTCTGGACTTTGGTCAAGTTTCTCAAATTGAAGAATTCAATGTTGAATTCTCTGTTGACTATTGGACTGTGGAATCTGGTGATTCGCAAATTCGTTAATTAAATGGCTACTGATTCTAATGGTTTGAGTCTTTTTGGTTTCAACATCACTAAAAGCAAGAATAAAGATGTTGAAACCAAATCTTTTGTTCCGGCAACAAATATTGAAGGTGGCTTAGAAGTAGCTGCTGGGTCTGGTGCCGGCTTTAATTCATATTCTGTTGACTTAGATCCATCCTCAATTAAAAACGAGGTAGAATTAGTTTCAAAATATCGTGAAATTTCTTTAGTTTCTGATATTGACTTAGCCATATCAGAAATTGTAGATGAGTTTATGGTTATCGATGAAAATGAAGAGTTAGTATCTATTGACTTTGATCAAGAATTTGATGAAAAATATTCAAAGAAAACTAAAGAAGCGATCACAGATGAATTCAAAAATATTTTAATTTTATTGAAATTTCAGTCTATCGGACCAGACATTGCCAGAAATTGGTATATTGATGGTAGATTAGCTTATCATAAGATTATAGATAAAGATAAAACAAAAGATGGTATTAAAGAACTTCGTTCAATTGATGTAGCAAAACTAAAGCGTATCATTGAGATCAAAAAAGAAATAGATCCAAAGACTGGTATTTCTTTAGTCACAGGTCAATCGGATTATTATATCTATACCGATAAACAAAAGAATTCTGGTATAGCTGGCCAAGGTGATCAGAAGCAAGGTATTAAAATCGCCCCTGAGTCTATTGCTTACATCACTTCTGGTTTGATTGATAGAAATTCAAATATGGTTATCTCATATTTGCACAAAGCAATCCGGCCCCTGAATCAACTCCGTATGATGGAAGATTCAGATGTTATCTACCGTCTTACCCGGGCACCACAGCGCCGTATATTCTATATTGATACTTCTGGTATGGCACGCACCAAAGCCGAACAATATATCAAAGATGTTATGGCTCGGTACAAGAACAAGCAAGTATATGACGTCAATACAGGTACTGTGAAAGATGCAAAAGCTCATCAGTCTATTCTTGAAGATTTCTTCCTGCCAAGAACTACTGGTGGCAAGGGCACAGAAATCACTACTCTGGATGGCGCAGGCTGTTTAGCTATGGATACTAAGGTTAAGCTTTTGGACGGAAGAGATTTATCTATCTCCAAAATCAGAGATGAAATGGAATCTGGCAAAATTTTGTGGACTTATTCATGCCACCCAGAAACAGGCGAGATAGAACCCGGGTTAATTAGTTGGGCTGGTGTTACTCAAAAATCTGCTAAAGTTATGAAATTAACTTTCGATAACGGTGAAAGTTTAATCTGTACACCGGACCATAAATTCCCTATTTACAACAAAGGGTTCGTTGATGCAAAAGATTTAGAACTCAATGAAAGCATGATTCCGGTTTACACTAAAAACACAAAGATATCGGAATTTAAGAAATTAGACTACACTCAAGTATTTGATAATGCATCTAAAGAGTGGGTATATACTCATAGATTAGTTGCGCATGCTTTAAAGGATTTGTATGTTGAAGATTATGTCTTTAATGAAGAAAATAAAAATATCAAAAAATCTATAATTCATCATAAAGACTTTAATAGATACAATAATTCACCAGAAAATCTTTGCTTTATGTCTTGGAAAGATCATCAACAATTACATACTAAGTTCTCATTTTCAAAAGAAGCATGTATTTTGGGTGGAAAAGCTGCAGCTGCAAAATTAATACATCAAAAAGAATTTGAGCCTGAAGTTTATGCTAAACACATTAAGCAGATGTCTTTGAAACTTAAAGAGTGGAAAGCTTCTCTTTCTACCGAAGAATATAATGATTACTGTAACTCTGTGTCCGTTGGTTTGATGGAATATATTTCTTCTTTAAATGCTGAAGATAGGAACACAAGAGATAACCAGTCAATTGATAATTTCATGAAGGGTAATTCTAAATTCTTGGAACTATTAAAAGATCCAATTTATTATGAAGAATGGAATTCTAAAAATATTGCTTCCTGGAACAATGAAGAAAGAAGAAAATTAGCATCGGATAGAGCTATTGAGAATAATTCTTCTATGTGGAATAATGAAGGCCATAGAGAAAATTATAAAAAGAAGCAAAAAGCTGAACTAAGTGATGTAATTCTGAAAGGCATTATAGATCTAGTAAAGGGTAAAACGACACACCAAATGACTATTGAAGAAGTAGTTGTTTTATTGAATCAAGATGAATATTTAGTTAATGAATTTACAGAAATTAATAAAAACAAAACATCTAAGTTTAATAAAACTCAATTTACTACTTCTGTATTAAGAAAAGGCATTAGAAAATTTGGCTATAAAGATTGGCACGATTTTAGAAAGAAGTGTGTTTTACATAATCACAGATTAGTAAAAATTGAATATTTAGATGAACCCATAGAAGTAGGAACGTTGACGATTGATGGAACAGAAATGATCCACAATTATCATACATTTGCATTATCATGTGGAGTCTTTACTAAAAATTCATTAGGTTCGATCGAAAATACTGAGTATTTTCAACAAAAACTTTATCAATCGCTTAATATTCCGCTGTCACGCCTCCAACAAGGTCAGGGTTCTTTTAACATCGGCCGTGGAAATGAGATCACACGTGATGAAATTAAGTTCGCCAAGTTTATTAGCAAACTTCGGTTACGTTTTAATAATCTATTCTTCGACTTACTGAAGACTCAATTGCTCTTGAAGGGTATTACTACCCTCGAAGATTGGGTTCTGATTAAAGAAAGCATGCGTTTCCGTTATGCTAAGGATAACTTCTTTGCAGAACTAAAAGAATCGGACATGCTGCGTGAACGGCTTCAGAATGTTCAGATTGCTGATGTATATTCTGGTAAATATTTCTCAAAAGAATATATTATGAGAAATATGTTAAAACTTTCATCAGAAGAAACTGATACTATGGTTGAACAAATGGATAAAGAAGCAGAAGAACAAGCAAAAATTGCTGCTGATAATCCCGAACCAAATCCTCAGCAAGCTCAGCAGCAATAAATAACAATAAGTAATTATAGGGACATACTCATGAATTTTCTAGACAAATTTCAACAAGATCAAGAAGCCGCAAAATCTGATCTAACATCAATATTGAATCAAAAAGCTTTTGATCTTCTTGATTCATATGCCGATGGCCCAGAAGTTGAAGTAGTTACTTTCTCTGATGAAGAAGCTGCTCTAACAGAAGAAGACCTAGGAGAAATGTCCGACGAAGAATTCGATGCTATCGATGAGGGTCTTGGTTCTCTTGCAGGCTTATCTAAGCACTTAATCAAGACGGTTACTGGGCTCGGCCGTGCAGGTGAACACTCAGAAGTAGAGACTCATTCAATCAAGAACAAATCTGCTCACCGCGCAGTTATTAATCAAGCACTCGATGACGGACACGTTCCTGTTGTGTATGTAAATGGTAAAATCCACTCTGCTGGCCATTCTACAGGCTCTTCTAACGGCCGCCCAGAGTTCAATATCCATGACTCAGATAAGCAAAAAGAAGAGCAAGAAACAATCAGACCCAAGCCGCGCCGGGCCGGCGGCAAGGTGTATTACCCAGCCTCTTATACCGTGCCAAACAAACGTTATTCAAAAGGTGATGCTCTAAGTAAACTTACTCCGGGCCACGAAGCTTCATTCTACAAAGATAATAAGGTTGAAGTTAAAGTTGTTAAGGCTGACAAGGTTCGCCAAAAACTTAAAACCGATCGCCATGCTAATAGACCAGCAACTCAAAACAACTATGTAAAATCAAAACCTGGTGATAAGAATGTCGATCAGTATTTAGATGGTAAAACAAAGACATCTACTACATCTGCCGGGGACAATCTTAAAGCAATCAAAGATCATGCAGCACTCCGTTTAGCTACTAAAAAATTGGGTGGTGATTCCCCTTCTGCTAGCAAGAAGGCTATGGATCTCCATGCAGAACTTGGTAAACACCTTGCTGCTGGCAATCACAAAGACGCAATTAATACTGCTAATGCTCTTGCTGATCATGTTCGCCAGCAAGGTTTAACTACACATGCAGACAAGATTAAGGATTATGCCGATGCGCTTAAAGATCTTAAAGATACATGGCGTGACAAGGGATATACACATAAAAAGTTAGCAGCAATGCGCGGTGAAACTAATGAATCCGAAGTAATTGAATCATTAGAATCTATGCTCACCGAGATGTTGAATATTAATGAAGCAGTTGTTGCCGGATCTGTTAAGAAAGATAAGCATGGCAATGTTCTTTCTTTTAAATCAATTGGTGATAAGAATCCGGAAAAACAGTATGATGATTCTGTAAAGAAAGATTTGGAAGCTCGCAAAAAGTATAATTCCGATTTTGGTAAAAAATAAGAGTAAAATATGGCACTCGTTAAAACAATTCTTAAAGCTACACCAACCGAAGTAATTATAAAGTGGACTGGCTTGGGTGCTGATACACTTACTTTAGCTTCTTTGGTTTCTGCTGGGCAAACAGTCACTGGTACCCCGGCAGTCTCAATAGATTCGGTATCAGTTACATCTTCGGGTGATACTACTGTGACTCGAAATGCAGTAGTTGCATTTCAAATTAATGGCAACTTTGACTACAATATGGGTTCTGTTAATACAGGCTCAGTTGCAGAAAATCCTGGGTCTGATATCGTAGTTAATATGGTAGCATTGGGAACTCTGATTCTTAGAGTTCGCAAGATATCTGGCTATTCTGCTCAAAACCCATTCTAAGAGAATAATAAAATGAAATTCCTGACCGAAATTATTAATGATCCGCTAAGTCTTTTGATGGAGGCAGGACCCGACGGCAAGAAGAATCTTTTTATTCAGGGCCCTTTTGCAGTAGCAGAATCAAAAAACAAAAACGGCCGCATTTATAAAAGAGAAATTCTTGAAGCTGCTATCGGTAAATATGACACAGACTATATTAAGAATTCACGAGCTCTGGGTGAGATGAATCATCCCCCACGGTTGAATATTGATTATGAACGTGCCACACATATGATTACAGAAATGAAGCAGGATGGCAATGTTTGGATTGGCAAAGCTAAGGTATTAAACACACCAATGGGCTCTATTCTAAAGGGTCTTCTTGAATCTGGTGTTAATGTGGGTGTTTCTACCCGAGGTGCGGGCTCTATCACAGAAGCTAATGGTGTCAAACAAGTAGGTTCTGATTATTTTCTAACTGCTGTTGATGCTGTATCCGATCCATCTGGTCCCGGATGTATTGTTAATGGTATTATGGAAGGCAGAGAATATGATCTTGACTCAAAAGGTCAAGCAATTATTGAAGACATCGCAGCAAAAGCTAAGCGTGACTATGACAGAAAAGTTCTTACAGAAGCACGTAAAATTGAGTTATTCAAACAATTATTAGAAGCTATAAAATGAATAAAGAATTAAATCTAATTTCCGAAGCATACGTTGATATGCTTTCAGAGAATCTCCCTGTTGCGCCCTCGGAAGCTATTCTGCGTAATGCTGAAGCAACGCGTGCCGGCAAATCACACACACAAATGGCCGATGATCATGAAAAATATGCGGCGCACATGATCCGTATTGGTCAAACTGGCTTGGGTTATCGTTCGCGACTGTTAGCTGCTCAACACAGAAAACTTGCTGAATCATTCGTCGATAGCAATATTACTGAATCTTTCAATGAAACCGATGATGTATTTTTCCATCCACAACGGATCCATTTAAAGTCATTCACAGATAAAGATGTGACTAAGGCTGATCACGAAGAAGCAATTAGGTTTCACCAAAAAGAACTTGATAATTCTAAATCACACAAAGATTATCCATATTCGGGTATGAGAGCAAGAGCTGCATACCATGAAATGAGAGTAAAAAAGCACAAAGAAGCTAAAGCAAAACTTAAATGAATTTGAACAACTATCTGTTCAACCACATTGATGTACATTTTTGAAAAGATTAAATAAATCATAATTCGGAGAATTAAACATGACCCTAGAAGAACGAATCAAACAAATGCTTGAAGAAAGCACAAAGCAAACTGAAGTTACTACAGAAGAAGTTGCTCCAGTTACAGAAGAAGTAACAGAAGAAGTTGCTCCAGTAACAGAAGAAGTTGCCGCGCCAGCTAAAAAGACCAAAGCAATCAAGGAAGACTCACAAGTATCTTCTCAAGTTACTGCTCTTCTTGAAGCCGAAGGTCTTTCGGAAGAATTCAAACTACAAGCTGTAACAATTTTTGAAGCAGCCGTAACAGATCGCGTAATTCAGATCCAAGAAGAATTGGAAGCTGAATACGAAGAAAAACTCGATGAGGCCAAGGCCGAACTCGAAACTAATATTGATGGATTTTTGAATGAAGCTGTTCAGGAATGGGCAGATAATAATCAGGTAGCAATTGAGTCTAATTTCAAGACACGTCTTGCAGAAAGTTTCATGGATGGTCTTCAGTCACTATTGGCTGAACACAATATTGATCTGCCAGAAGAGTCCGAAGATGCTCTAGAAATTGCTTTAGATGAAGTTAATAAACTTGAAGAACAAGTCTCCAGTGTTGATGAAGTTATTGCCGAAATGCAAGAAGAAATAAATACACTTAAGGCAGAAAAGATTCTTGAGTCGTTTTCTGAAAAGATGACCTCGACCGAATTCGATCGCTTCGTTCAATTAACAGAGTCTGTTAAGTTTACAGACGAAACCCAGTATGCCAAACAACTTAGCATTGTGCTAGAAAACTTTGGTAAGATTACTGCAAATAAGGAAGAACAAGAAGAACAAATTATGGAACAAGTAGATGAAGTACCTAGTGCTCAACCAATTGTTACAGAAACATTCTCCGCAGTTAACCGTTACGCACAATATCTTACTAAAAAGTAAGTCATACAAATAAAACAAAATCCACAATAAGAGGAAAACAAAATGGCAGTTCAAACAGTAGAACAATTAATGGAAAAATGGGCACCAGTGCTCGACGCCGAAGGCGTTTCTCCAATCACCAGCATGCACCGTCGTCAAACGACTGCCGTGTTGCTTGAAAACACCGAGCAGGATATCATCCAATCTCGTCAAATGCTATCGGAAGCAGGTCCAAGTACAGTTACCAATGGTTATACCAATGGTGCAGGCGGCGACGGCTTGGCTAAGTTTGACCCGGTATTGATCAGCA